AATCACGTTTGTCCATGTTACTCTTTTCCAAGTTTACAATTTTAAATTTTAATAATCTGCCATTGGCAAATCTACTCATTGAACGAATGAAGTTAAAGATGCCGGGTACATCGCTGTCAACCAAATCACCACCAACTTGAAGTACAATGCCTTTCTTTTGGTCTAACTTGATTGTAATAGTTCCCTCAAGAATCCCATTATGTTTGTATGGGAACTCAAAAAAACGAGCTTGTGGAATATCCTCTTCCTTGCCCAAAACTTCACCATGCTCATCCCCGATTTTAACTTCTGGGAAGCGAGTTTGTAGTTTTCCGTAAAGATCTACTGCGATATTGTCTAGATTAATGTCCATGTTATATTTATCAAATGCCAGATGAAACGAATATGGGCAACGGTGGTTCCCACTGTTCGTCTTCTCCCCAGTCTGCGCCCACTTTCAAGTATTCAAATACTGCTGGGTCCCATTCTGCTAAAATTACGCTCATTCGTACGATTAACAGCAAACTAGATACTAAATCGTCGTGCAGTCCCACTTTTGCTTTATACGAGGTTCCGGCTGCAATGAATCCCTTTAATTCACTCAATAATGGGCGACTATGGATCTTCATTTTGTCTTCTTCAATCATGTATTTGAGTTTGGCACATGCTGAGATTTTATTACCAAATGTTGTGTTGAAACCCTTGCGGAACTTCTTAACATGTCCTTTGCGTAGTGGCTCACTTAAGAATAATCCCGGGAAAGTCTCCTCTCCCAAGTTGTCAATAACTACCAGGGCACTCTCCCCCACGGTGTTATTCTCTACTGACCAGTAAATCTGGTTGTAGTTTTCTTCACCAATTTCTTCTTGAATATACTTCAAAATATCTCTGAGAATCTTGACCTGTTGTTGAACTGGTGTTACATTATGGTGCCATTCTGCAACTTGCTCAAAGCTGGGCAACTCAAATACCTGGATAGCACCATAGTCGCCGCCAGTGCCCAGACTGGGATCAAGTGACGTCATGTATATGTTTCCTGGGATAGGTTTCTTAAACCAACGTACTTCCCCAGTCTTAAACACAGGTTCTTTGCCCACTAGTTCAGCTAGTTTAATACTGTGAATCAATGTTTCGTCATAGACCAGGAATTCACAATTGTATTCACGGCGGAATTTTTCCTCGCCAATACGACCCATTTCAACTTCTTTCCACTTGTCATCACGATCAGGATGCTCCCACCAATCTGCTTTGTATCCATGGAAACCATTGCGTCCAGTGCCGTCAGTTTTCTCATTGCCAAAGCTGTCAAATTTATCAGCAGCTTCTTTCCAGATAGTAGCAAATGTATCTTCGTCCGAGTTAGGAGTTGAAGTAATAATTGCTCGTCCACCAGTTGCTAGTGTTGGAGATATGGAAGTCCAGAACTCTTCAGCGATGTTGGGCTGTACGAACGCAAACTCGTCACAATATAGTAATGATATGGACATACCACGACCAGTGTTACCAGTAGTAGTTGCACTTACAATACGTGATCCGTTATCGAATTCTATTGATCCCTTGTTATAACTTACAACGCCTGCACGTAGGAAATCAGGACACAGTTCGTATGCGTAACGAATACGCTGCATAATTTCCTGGGAACCTGTATACTTGTGAGCAGCAACCAGGATAGTTTGATCTGGATGGAACATGGCAAACCATAACAAATAACCTGCCGCACAAGTGGTTTTACCACTCTGTCGTGGCATCATGTTAATGTTAAAACGATAATCGTGATAACTTGCTAATAAACGTTCCTGATATTCAAAAGGCTCAAATAAAACTTTGCCTTTCACTGGGTGTTGTATATAGAAGAAATTCTTAACAAAGTGTTCGTATCCACGTGCTGGATCGGAACAAGCAATCATGTGCTTGATCTTTTCTTCATTCCATTCTTCTTTTATGTGCGCCTTTTTGGTTAAGACGCCGTCTAATGATTTTGCCATATCGTATTTAAGATGAAAAACCGGGCAACGCCCGGTTTTCGGTGTTCTGACCTAGTTATTTACTTAAAAGTTTACGGCGAATTTGATTGGCCTCTTTTAAACTAATACTGGTAGATTCATTAGTTTTTGTTTCAATTTTTGGTGCTACTTGATGCTGACATACAGTGCGCTCTTCTGAAACTGGACGCTCTTTAATCTCAGCATACAATTCAGCCAAATGTGCGTGTAATGGGTTACCACCACCGTTCATTTTGTGAACTTCAAGTCCTTTGGAATGCATGTCGTCACCAGTTGGTGTAACTGCTGCGACTGGTGCAACTTCTGGACCAGGGGCACCATCTTGTGCATTGCCAAATTCTTCTTCAACTTCTTCATCACCAAGTAAGGTTTGGTCCGCATCTACTCCAGGACCGCCCTTTTGTAATTGATGAATCAATTTGATTAAATCGCTCATTGATAACTGTACGTTACCATCTTGTGAGCATTCTTCCATGCTTTCGTCGCTGGCACCAGCACCACCCTGTGTATCAGGTTGTGGCATTAGGTCACCGCTTTCTTCAATGTCACTGTCTGGTTCACGCATTGTGTTGTTGACTTCAGTCTCATGATGAGCTTCGTCAGTGCGTCCAGAATTTTTGGCCAAATTGTCTTTATGACTGATTTTGCCTTCTTTTTCTTCGTCATCCAAATCCTTCATGGAAACTTTCCAATCATCTGGATTTTTTGCTTTGCGGTGGGCAGCAGGGATATCGCTTTGTTTTGCGCTTTCCTCGATAGCGGCCAACTTGCTCAATAGGTCATGTAAATTACTCATATTATCTTCCTTGGTATGGATCAGGAAGTTTTACCTTCTTAGAGCCAATTGCGCTCACTGTCCCTGTTTTGTCACTAGTTGTACTTTGTTTTTCACTTGGTGCTTTTTTAGCCAACAACTGATCGTTTACACCAGTATATGGCTCACCTTGTGTTTTTGTTTTGTTTAAATCTTTTAACATGCTGAATGCATGTTTTTGTCCAACGATACCCTGATTGTCAGTATCCTTGTATGGTTTATCCAATAAAGCTTCACCAGATTTTTCATCGTTTACGTGGTTAATTTCAAGCTCAAGCTCTTCGGCTAAGTTGCGTACCACAACATTTGATAGTGGAACATTTGCACCATCAGAAACTGATGCACGAACTTGTAAAGATGTTGCTGGATAAGCTGTAGTTACGTCAAAAATAGTCATTTCAACGTTTGATAAGTTTGGAAAATCTTCATAGCGTTCTTGGATAGGTGTACGCTTTCCTGGCGAACAACTTTCGACGCTGTATTTTGCAAGAGCAGATTTGATAAGTTTAGCGCAATCATCTGGGCATTTGCCAGCGATTTTTACCTTAAACTCATATACTTTTTTGCTCTCAGTTAAGTATTCTTTAAATGATTTCATAATATAATCCCAGTACTGTATTTATTTCATATTCTTGATTTTTTCCAAGAGACTATTACGATCAGCAATAATTACACCCTCTCCGTTGAGGTTAATGCCCTTGTCTTCACCAAGTGCATCATTGTCCAATTTTTGTTTCTTGAGCTGTAAATCAATCATTTTCAGCTTTTTATCCAGCTTTGCTGATTTAGCACTGATAGCATGACCCAGCATACTAGCTGCTACTTCAAACAAACGCCCACTATAACGAGCTTCCACATTCATACCCAAATCCATGATGTCATCGTAGGCATCAGTAGCTTTTCTAGCAAGCTCATCCAACTCTGAATCAGCAAGATCACCCAGTCCACCAACTTGTGGAAGTGCTGCACTAATCTTGTCATATTCTGATATATCGCGTAGTAATGGGGGTGTCGGTGCCGCAGGGGGTGCTTTCTTTTCCTCTTGCTTGACAATCTTTTTACTTTCTGGGAGATTTAGAATTTCTTCAAGTTTTTTAGTCATAGTCTTACTTATGCCTTATACTTGAGCGTAGATATCATTTTCATTAAGAATGCGGAATTTGATACCCTGCTGTTTACACCAGAGGTTTGCATTAGCCCACTTGGCTTGGTTTTTTACAAATTGAGCTTGGTTATATTTGTTTTTGCCCACACGTTCCAGAATAGTTTGACTTGCGGGTTTGATCTCTATCAACTCCACATGCATTTTACCAAACTTGTCCACATACTGTATAAAAAAATCCGGAACATAAATTGTATTTCGACCTGTTAATGGATCTTTATATGGAATAGATATTGCTTCGCTGGCCCACTTTTGAACACTGGGGTTAGTATCGCAAAAGTTCATGAAGCTCCATTCCCAACTAGAACGATATGTTGGCACTTTAGTACCCACATATTTTTCTGGGTTCTTCATCGTAAATTTGCCTTTTGCGAACTTGCCAGCCATATTATACTAGCACGTTACGTGCTTCAAAAGTGTTAGTAACAGGGGAAGTTCTATAACCCAGAATGCTTGTTTGTTCTCTTTCAGAATTTAATACCTGTGTTACAACTTGGCTTAATTGAACATCAGTTAGCCCTTTTAATTTGTCGAGTAAACTAAAAACTGGAACATTGTCTATACGTGCTTGATTTAACAAAATAATTGCTGTTGAACTTGCGCTGGACTGATCAAAACCTCGTTTTACAAAGAACCCAACAGTTGCATCTATTTCGGCTGCTGGAAAAGAAACTTGATTTTGAAATTGTTTATCAAAAAATTGTTTGACTGGTTGTTGTGGTAAATTCGATGCCATTTTTGCCTCTTATTTTAAGAATGGAAATGCAAAACCCTGTAATCCACTGAGTGTTTGTACAACACTAGTACCAGCACTGTTACTCAATGATGGTTGAATATTTGTGTTCAACTTAACCTGTGATGCACTAATAGCCGTGGTGGCATTTGCAATTGGCAATACACCTGGTTGTTTAGTGTTTTGTGCAGTATTAATTTGTGTTATAACACTGTCCAGAATGGATGCTGCTGATCCTTGAATTCCAGCAGTATCATTAAAACTTGGTGAAATAGTATTTGGGTCAAGTTCCCCAGTTAGCGGACTAGGAGTCTGATCATAATGTTCTATTCCAAATCCTTCTACTCCACCATCTGAAACATAACCAACGCTGTATGATACTGCTTCGTACATTAGTTTCATATCAACATCATGCACTGCATTCTGTGCGTAGTCTAATTTGTTGTGGTTAAAGGATGTTATAATAGGATTATGCAACTCATAGCACACATATTCTTTACGGGCCATTTGGTATATCTTAATATAGCTAAAAAATGGTGTTGAGCTACCATTGTCTAAACCGTAAGGAACTGTTATATAATCGTAATTACGAGTTGCATTTCTCTCATAGGATCCAGTAGTTGTGGCAACTCTGGAATCTGCGTAATAATAACTGTAGTAGTTTTGCCATAATGAATTGATTAAGCCCATATTATCATCATGGAACTTTACACCAATTTCATTGGGTTTGTGTTGATATTGCATTACTTTTTTTCTATTATACTGATTTAACACATCGTGCTGAATGGTATAATTTGGTAAATCAATAGATTTAACCAACATGTTGATCTCATGCCCATAACGTTGAACTAAATCAATATTTGATAAAGCAGCTTTGTTAATCCCAAAAGCTACATGAAACAGAAACTTATGCTTGGGTGCTAATCTGAATTGGTCAACATTAAACGTATCAGCGGCATGCTGATAGTCTCGAAGTAAAACTTCAGATTGGGCGTTAAGGTTTCTTGAAGGTGTGAATGCCATACTATTATTTATTTAAATAATAAAGTGCATAGATAACAGACAGTCATTAAAAAGCCCGGATAACCGGGCTAATTAATTAAGCACCTAAAGCGTTAGTTCCGCCTGGGTTCTTCATTACTGAGTTTGGAGCGCCTAAAGCACCACCACTTGTTTGAACAGCGTTATCAAAACGGATGCTCAAATCAATCATAGCAGGTCCTTGTTCGCTATACTTCAACTCTTGCCAGTTTGTTGACTCTAGGTAACAACCATAGCACTCCCAAGTTTCTAAAACTGTAGGAGCAACTGTACCGTTACCACCGTCTAACATTTCAATACGCAATGTAAACTTGTAGTCACCTGCGCTTGCTGCTGAGCTTTGCTCAAAGAAGTCGAATTGTTTCTGATTTTGTTCGCCAACAAGTTTTGTAACTTGACCAGTAACGTCATCACGCAATTTAACAGCCAATGGTTCCCAAGCTGGTTTACCAGCATAGTGAATCTTACTATTATAAATTTCGATAACTTGATCAGTAAACTTAACGTTTGGACGAGCTGCTTCGGAAACTTGTTTTGTTAGTTCAACAGTACCTGATGAAACGCCAAAGTTTTCAAAGCTAAGTCTAAAACGATACTTTAACTTTGGCATCAACATACCTTGTGAGCTAGCTGATTGGTCGCTAGCTAAAGGTACTGTGAAATTACTTAATGCTGCAATTGCCATTTAATTTCTCCTAATTATTTTCCAAGACCTTTAATTGCCCCAGTATTCTCTAAGCGTAATGGAATATAGATAAATTCCACAGACTTAACTGGTTCAATAGCGATATCAACATGCAACTCGTTTCTATCAATTCTTGCTGGTGTGTTATTGCTTGTATCACATACAACCAAGTAGTCATACAATGCACGTTGGCCAGTCAACTCAAGCATCATGCTTTCAACTTGTTGTTTGATCTCGTTACGTGTAATTGTATCGTTAGGTTCAAAGATGTATGGTTTAGCAATCTGGTTCAACTGGTAACGTAAGTAAATTACTAGACGTGCCACGTTGACTCTATCCAATGCACTTGGTACCAACTGGCGTGTCTTCTGTCCATAAGCAACTAAACCAACACCACCAATGTATGTAATTGGGTTAACGTGGATAGCAGCTAATGTATCACGCTGTCCATTGTTTAATGCCACAGTCTGGAATTCGCCAGTTGTAGGATCTACATAACCAACTGAGCTTGCGTTGTTAACACCACCACGGCGTGTACCTGCTGGAGCAAACCATGGATATGAAACGTTATCGCTTAAAGCAATTGTACGTAACATAATATGGCTTGGAGGAACAACAATGTTGTTGCCCAACAAGTCTGTTGTATAACCCCATGGGTAGTAAACTGCGCTGTATGGATCAGTTGAAACTAAACCATCTTCACCGTCACCAGTTGCACCTGCTACGTTGTTACCCCAGTTGCTCAATGTTGTAGCATCTGGTGTTAAACGAGCTGGAGCATCAGCAACAACGAACGATAATAGACCGCGGTCTGTGTTCAATGCATTTAATGCTGGCAATGTTTCCAAGTAACCTGGGCATGCCAATAAGTTGAACTGACGACTGTCTTCGTCACGGATTTGTTGGTTTTCGTTGATTAATGCATTCAATGCTTTTAATACAACCGCACGTTGAGCGTGACGGCCAAATTGGCCTGCGCCATTCTCTTTGTTAGGTGCTTGTGATACCCAACGATCTGGTGCGTATGTAGCCATTGATTCGCTGCCATAACGAACGTTATTTTCGTTAACATCAACATAGTTCTTGACATATTTTACAA